TCATGATTATATTGATAATTCTAGCGATCGCTTTGAATATTATCATCGTGTCGAATCTCGCATACCATTCGACTTGGACTTTTTTAATAAGATCACTAACGGAGGCCTTCCGAATAAGACATTGAATGTCGTATTGGCAGGTACAGGTGTTGGTAAATCTTTGTTTATGTGCCATGTGGCAAGTTCGGTTCTAACTCAAGGTAAAAATGTATTGTATATTACACTTGAGATGGCAGAAGAAAGAATCGCGGAAAGAATAGATGCCAATTTAATGAATGTCACTTTAGATCAGTTGAAAGAATTAACTAAGCCTTTATTTGATAATAGAATTGAAAAGATCAAAAATAAGACACAAGGCAAATTAATTGTAAAAGAATATCCTACAGCAAGCGCTCATGTCGGGCATTTTAAATCTTTAATAAACGAATTGCAATTAAAAAGAAATTTTAGACCAGAAATAATTATAATAGATTATCTAAATATCTGTGCTAGTTCTAGATTTCGTGCTGGAGCTAATGTAAACTCTTATACATATATTAAAGCCATTGCTGAAGAACTTAGAGGCCTAGCCGTAGAGATGAATGTTCCTATTCTTAGTGCTACTCAGACTACTAGAGGCGGATATGGTAATACTGATGTAGAACTAACAGATACTTCTGAGTCTTTTGGTCTTCCAGCGACAGTTGATTTTATGTTTGCTTTGATTGCATCTGAAGAACTGGATCAATTAAATCAGATATTAGTTAAACAACTTAAGAATAGATATAACGATCCTACCTTAAATAAAAGATTCGTAATAGGTGTGGATAGGGCGAAGATGAAATTATATGATTTGGAACAGTCAGCTCAAAGAAACTTGTCTGACTCTGGGATAAAGTTGAATGAGGAAAAACTAGATAACTATGATCTAAGTAGTGTATTTAAGAAACCAGCTAGAGATTTCTCTAGTATAAAAATTTAGGAGACAATATGCTTTTCACTCCAGAACAATTAAAATTACAAGAGGAACAGAAGCCCGAGAAGGTAGTTCTTCAAGAAGTGGTAATGGACAAGCCAAAGAAACTAACTAAAGAAGAGGAAGAGATATTCTTCGGGAAAGAACCCGCGGCATTTTCTGACTAATAAATACTAGTACCTATGAAAATAAAAATTAACCTGCCAATAAGGGGGTGGGATGGAAAAATTAGTATTTACAATAAACGATCTGATTCAAATAGGTCTGTTCGTTGCAGCATGTTACGGGTGCTATAGAGCAGGGATTGATAGAGGAGTATCAGATACTCTTGAATTTTTAGAATCAGAAGGACATATAGAATTCAAATCAGAGGAGAAGTAAAATAGGGGGTTTAGGCCCCTATTTTTACCTTTTGTAAATCAATAACCTACAAGTGTTGTTCTTTCACAACACCAATACCGAGCATTTGACACGGAATACAGTTGGTTATATAATAATGGTATGATGAAATTAAATATTGGACAAACAGTAGACCTTAAGGTCAAGGCATACTCTCATCTGTATAAGCAAGAGGGTTGGATTGAGCGACAGGTTAAGGGTCAAGTAGTACAAAAACCAAAATGGTTGGATGATGACTATGTATCCGTGATGACTGGCAACCCCAATTATCCGGTATCGCATATTTACAAGCCAAATATTGTTGGATTCGACTTGACACAGGATCGTATTGATAGTAGAATGTTCATTGTTAGGTCAAAGTCTAAGGGCAAAACCTACAATGTAATCTCGCAAAACGGTAGTGTCCAATGTGATTGTATTGGTTATCAGTATCGTAAGTATTGTAAACATAGCACCGCGGTTAAGAAATTTATCCAAAATGCTTGACATGCGATTCTAACGATGTTAATATTATGGTATGGTAGTAATTAAATTTAAATATGAGAGGTAATTTTATTATGTCGATTCAATATTTTACAGTTGCAGGTGTTTCAACCCAGCATGGTGTTACTAAGGTTCGGTTCGCCAATGATATCGTGTCTCGTACTAAGCTACTGGCTAAGGGCGGACATAGTCCATTGGAACTGATTGAGCTTCCTAAAGCAATGACAAAGTCTGAAGCATGCCAGCATTTGCTTTCAGTTGGCGGAGTGTTCGAGCAGTGGACCGACCTTATTAATGAGACAATGGGTAAGAAATCAGGCAACACTGCAGCGCCGAAAGTTGCTAAGGCGCCGGCCAAGGTTAAGGCTCCTGCTAAGACCAACGCTGTTAAGCAACCCAAGGTTACAGTCGCTCCAAAAGCTGAGGACGAGGATCTTGAGATTGAAGAGCTGAAGCAAATCGCAGCTTAAACGTCGGGAGACGAATACGTGGGGGAGTGAGCGAGACATGAGAGCTCGCCTATTCTTAAACGACAATATGCGCCCCTTAGTAATAACGAGGTTGTCTAGTGTATAAATAATAGACAACAGGAGAAGTTATGTTTTGTATGTTACATTCCTTTAGAATTAGTACGGTATCAGGCTATGATAAGCCAGAGTGCCGTGCCACACAAAATCCATGGAGTGTGCTAGAGGGCTAGGTAACATACAAAACACAGTTTTTACCTGAAACCCTCGTAGCAGAAATGTTCCGAGGGTTTTTTTATTTTAGAATTGAATATCCTTACAGTTGACTCGGGTATCATTAGATGTTAATATAAGGGTATGGTGAAGAACGATACGTCGTTCGAAGCAGTAAAAAGTTCATTAATAATTTAGCGTACCAATACCAGGTTAGCTCAGAGGTAGAGCAGTGGATCGATAATCCATTGGTCAGTGGTTCAATCCCACTACCTGGTACCATATTGAAGCACACTTGAAGACCCGTCAAGGACCAACGCTACGATGCATAGACATATAAGCCGGGGCGAAAAAGTTTGGTATTAGTGTGTTTCAATATGGTAATTTGGGGGATTAGTATAGTTGGGAAAACACCGCGCTTGCACCGCGAAGTCATCGGTTCGATGCCGTTATCCTCCACCAAGTTGTGTTGCAACTGATCTGAGGAACTCCCGTACACCTCAGTGAGAATAACAAAAAAACGGGGCCAAATTTGGTCTCAAAGTGTTCATGGACGCACGTTGGCTTGTCACGCCAAAAGAAGGGGATCGTTACCCCTTGGGACCGCCAGTATTTGCGGGTATAACTTAGTGGTAAAGTAACTGGCTTTTAACCAGTAAATCGGAGTTCGATTCTCCGTGCCCGTACCAGTATATGCACCGTTCGACTATCGGTTAGGTCGCCACCCTTTCAAGGTGGAAAGATGGGTTCGATTCCCATACGGTGTACCAAGTTTTATGCGGGTGTTCTCCTGGGAGAGGACTCAGCCTTCCAAGCTGATGGAGAGGGTTCGAATCCCTTCGCCCGCTCCAAGTATTATCCGTCATTAGCTCAGTGGACTTAGAGCATTCGGCTACGAACTGAAGGGTCGGGAGTTCAAATCTCTCATGACGGTCCAATATATCTCGGTGTAGTATAATGGCATTACGTTGGTCTCCAAAACCAGTTATGGCGGTTCGAATCCGTCCACCGAGGCCAGTATTATTGGGGGTTAGCTTAGTTAGGTCTAAAGCACTAGTCTTTGAAATTAGGATCACTGGTTCGAATCCAGTACCCCTTGCCAATCAATGGTGGTTGTAGCACAATGGCAGTGCCCCGGTTTGTGAGACCGTTAAGTGTGAGTTCGAATCTCATCAACCACCCCAGTATTAGCTGGATTAGCTCAGTTGGTAGAGCGGCACGTTTACACCGTGTAGGTCGGCAGTTCGAGACTGTCATCCAGCACCAGTTATGCCTTCGTCGGTTAGTGGTAAACCAACGGTTTTGTAATCCGTGACTGTCTGTTCGATTCAGACCGAAGGCACCAAAATATATCACCGTGGTCTAATGGATAAGGCAACGCTCTTCTAAAGCGTCCGATGGGGGTTCGAGTCCCTCCGGTGGTACCAATTGTAGATTAGACGAAGTATTAGGAAGGTTGGCAGAGTGGTAATGCACCGGATTGCTAATCCGCCGTTCACGAAAGTGGGCGCACAGGTTCGAATCCTGTACCTTCCGCCAGTAATGGAAGCGTGGCAGAGTCTGGTTTATTGCGCTAGTCTTGAAAACTAGAGGATCTAGGAATAGGTTCCGTGAGTTCGAATCTCACCGTTTCCTCCAAGTTGTACAAAATGCTTGACATATATAACTACAGCATATATAATAATGAAAATAAAGTAAAAGACAATTCCGCGGAATTCGAGCATGGTGCACGGACCTGCCTGTTAAGCAGAGATTAGCTGAGATCGTTACTCAGACGCGGAGCCCTAGAGTCTCGTCAAGACTCGAACTCTTATATATACTAGTATACAGTTAGGAGATAACTATGTACTATACAATTTATAAGATAACAAATCAAATTAATGGCAAAATCTATATAGGATCACATAAGACCAAAAATTTGAATGACGATTACATGGGGTCGGGTAAGTATCTTAGATATTCCCAGAAAAAATATGGGATGCATAATTTTTCTAAAGAAATTTTATTTATCTTCGATAATCCTGATGATATGTTTAAAAAAGAAAAAGAACTTGTTTCCGAAGATTTTTTATCCTCAGAAAATACATATAATTTAAAACAAGGTGGTTTCGGTGGGTTTGATCTAGTAAATAAAACAGGTAAAAATTTATATGGAAACAATGGAAAATTAGGATTTGGTGGTGAAAACCTTATTAAAGGTAGATTCAGAAAAATGACACAAGAAGAAAAAAATAAAATATCCAATACTATGAAAGAAGGGTATAAATCGGGTAAACTTTTGCCAACTTTCAAAGGCAAAACTCACTCAGATGCTACTAAAAAATTAATAGGAAGTAAAACCTCTGTGCATCAAGCAGGAAATAAAAACTCTCAGTATGGGACAATGTGGATTACAAATGGATTACAAAATTTAAAAATACAAAAAACTGCCGAGATACCTGACGGATGGGTGAAAGGTAGAAAATTAAAAAAGTGAAGGTGGCAGAGTGGCCCAATGCAAGAGTCTGCAAAACTCTAAAACCGTGGGTTCGAATCCCACCCTTCACTCAAGATATGGGAGCTGTTCCCTACGGCGGACTGTAAATCCGTTGCCATAATTTGTAGGGTGGTTGGCAGTTAGGTTCAATTCCTTCAGTTCCCACCAGTATCCCCGGCCCTACGCCGGTCATCAAGTAGGCGGTTAGACTTCCGTGAGTAGTCTAGGTTAGCTATACGACCTCCCTCCGGGCCCTACATCCGGAAGGGTAAAAGACTGTGGCGGGGTTTGACCAGCCCGAAGATGGTACGGACAGGGTAACAACTCAAGTTGGGGCAGGTGGGAATCTGTAGCCGACACCATATTGAAGTACATTCTTTAAGGTCTTGGTCGTTACCAGCGTAGCAAAAACGGCGACAGAGTGTGCTTCAATATGGTAAAGTAAAGGTCGAAGTGGACCCGATCATTTTTAAAGGTCACTGACACATCGGAAAGACGGTGACTATATTCTAGCACATTAGTTGTCCCACAGAGGCCCAAGCTAATATCTGAGTAGTGTGCTAGAATATGGTCAAACAGACTTAGTGAGGTGGCAGACTAAAGACCAACTTCAACCGCGTAGATAGTCCGGACTATCGTTTGAAACGGAAGATGCGTCCATCCCCTGCCCTGTTTGACCATATTGAAACACATTACATGCCGGGTAGTTGGCGGTGGTAGCCCAACGAAGGATGCTTCTCCTACCAAGAAGTTTATAGTGTGTTTCAATATGGTGAGTAAGTGGGGACCGAAAAGTCCTCGGGCTGATCCCAGAACACGGAGACCTGAAGCGTGTATAAAGGTGGCGAGCCTTAAACGATGACACAGGCGTGATTCGAGCGACAACTACGATAAGGTTGTGCTGGAGTCGTAACCAGCAACTATATTCTAGCACATTTGCTCCCAATAGCAAGCGGGTCGGTTTGTAGTCCTAATGCTGGACGAAGGGTTCGAATCCCAGAGTGTGCTAGAATATGGTAATTAGATGAAAAAACAACGTATAGCTATATTTCATAATCATCCGGAGTGTAGTTTACAATGTGCCCATGGTATAATCAGAGCACTTGGGTTAACCTACGATATTGATTGCTTTAACAAAGACGAAATAACAGATTCTTACTTCAAAAAATATCAATTAATAGCTTTTCCTGGTGGTATAGGTGATAGCAATCGTTATATAAAATTGCTTAAAGATAAAGAAGATATTATACGGAATCATATATCTAAAGGTAAAAGATATCTTGGCATTTGTATGGGAGCATATTGGGCAGGCCCTCATTATTTTAATTTACTTAATGATGTAAATCCTGTACAATATATAAAAAGACCTAATGCTGAGACAAATAGAAGTTATGGAACAGTTGTTAATGTAAATTGGTTAGGGCATGATGAATCAATGTTCTTTTACGATGGATGCAGCTTATTAAGTAATACTAATAATTTTGAAACTATTGCTACTTATAGTAATGGTGATGCTGCAGCAATTATACAAAATAACATTGGAGTAATCGGTCCTCATCCTGAAAGTGATATCTATTGGTACAAGAAAAAGTATCTACATCCTTATTGGCATGAATATAGACATCATCTTTTATTGTTAAAGTTTGTAAAAAGATTATTAAGATAACTCGGATTGGTGAAATGGTATCATTCGTGCTTTGGGAGCATGAGGCGCAAGTTCGATTCTTGCATCCGAGACCACAAGGAGATAAATATGCCTAAAAAACCTGCAGTTAAAAAATCTGAACCCAAGAAAAAAACTACCTCTAATAAAGTAATAGAACCTACTGTAGCTCCTATAACCACGGGTGTTATCGAAGGAAACTACACTAAAACGGTCTATGAAAATGGGGAAAAAATTAGTTTTGAAATAGATTGGGATAGATTAAAAGAATATATGCGTACTGTTTAATTTTAGATTGTGAATAAGATAATTCATAATACATTTCCTTTTAATTATTGGATTATAGATAATTTTTAAGATGACATACTTGTTGAAAAATTATCCAACGATTTTTTAGATTATAATGACCCTAATTGGTATGTCTATGATAATCCTCTTGAAAATAAAAAAACAATTTCTAATTATTATTTGTTTCGTTCAGAAACATATAAAATATTTCATTACTTGAGTAGTAATAAATTCTTAAAATTTCTAAAAAATTTAACTAACATAAAAAATTTAATACCTGATGTTGGATTACATGGCGGAGGTTTGCATATTCATGGTTCAGGTGGTAAATTGAATATTCATTTAGATTATTCTATTCATCCAAAACTTAAATTACAAAGAAAATTAAATCTAATTCTTTATCTAAATCCTAATGCTCCTATAGAGTGTGGAACTATGCTTTTAAAATCTAGAATAACCGGATCAAGGCATACAGATGATTTATATCATGAGGGAAGTTTTTCTGGAGGATATTATGATAAAACTAAATTTGATGTTGTAGATGTAATAGGCAATATTTATAATAGACTTATAATTATGGATGCACAATGTATCCATGCTGCGAGTCAATATTTTGGTCAAGATAAAGATGATTCAAGACTAACACATTTATTTTTCTTTGATAATGTATAACTATTCTTTTAGTATTATAACACCTACACATAGTAGAGCTAACTTACCTTATCTTATAGAATTATATGAAAGTATAATATCTCAAACCTATAAACATTGGGAATGGATAATTTATCTAAACGGTGAACTGAAAAAAACAGATCTACCTTTAACTATTCTAAATAATAAAAAAATAAGAGTTTTTAGATATGACGGTGAAAATACTAATATTGGATTCTTAAAATCCAATGCTTTTAGTTTAGCTGTGAATGATATTTTTGTCGAGGTAGATCATGATGATATGATCACTTTCGATTGTTTGCATGAATTAAATGTTGCCTACCAAAATAAAGAATATGGATTTGTCTATAGTAATAATGCAATTTATCATATGGACAATGCCTTTATACCTTACGATAATTCGTATGGTTGGACATATACTAATTTTGACTATAAAGGGAAAAAACTTATAGCCATGAACAGTTTTGAGCCATCAAGTCATTCTGTAGGTTTGATATGGTATGCTCCAGATCACATAAGGTCATGGAGAAAAGAAGTTTACTATGAAGTAGGAGGTTATGATCCAAATAGATATATCTGTGATGACCATGATATTCTACTTAGAACTTTTCTCAAAACTAAATTTTATTTTATACCGAAAGTGCTTTACATTTATAGAGTGACCGGCAACAACACCTATCTAAAAAGAAATGAAGAAATACAAACTACTACTGTAAATTTATTTTTAGAATATGCCCAAAGATTAGCTGAAAAAGAAGCTGACGATTTAGGCTTGCTTAAGATAGATTTAGGTGGGGGTATTAATGGAAAAAATGGATATACTACGATTGATTTAGAAAACGGTGACATTATACATGATCTAAATAAAGGTATTCCTTTGGAGGACAATAGTGTTTATGTAGTAAATGCTAGCCATATTATAGAACATTTACATGATAAACATTTTACTATGAAAGAAATTCACAGAGTTCTCGCACATGGAGGTTGGGTTTTTATAGAAGTACCTAGTACCGATGGCAGAGGCGCATTTCAAGATCCTACTCATGTTAGTTATTGGAACGAAAATAGTTTTTTATATTATACTAGTGCATATCTAGGGAATTTTATTAAAAATACAGATATTCGTTTTCAAGAATTTAGACGACATACGTGGTTTCCTAATGAATGGCTTAAATCTTTAAATGTATGCGTAACATCGTGGTGGGCTGTAGCCAATAAACCTGGGGGCAAAAGACTACCAGGGAAATTAGAAATTTAGATTAAAATTAGATTACACCTTATAGATATAAAATAACCCTATTCAGGTAACTTCCCCCAATTATACAACATTACATGAGTAATGACTATACTTTCAGTACAACTGGAATTGTGAATTAGGGCAAAAGAATACCTGATCATACAAATGTATTATAAGTCTATTTTTATATCCGATATTCATCTAGGTAGTAAAGGATGCAAAGCAGATTTACTGGTCAATTTTCTTAAAAATAATACAGCAGAAAAACTATACCTTATAGGGGATATAGTAGACGGCTGGAAAATACAACAAAATAAATGGGCTTGGAAACAAGCCCATACCAATGTTGTGCGTCGAATTTTGGGGCATGCCAAGCAAGGAACAGAAGTGTTCTATATCGCAGGAAATCATGATGAATTTCTAAGACCTATGATTCCATATGGAATTTCTTTTGGAAAAATACACGTTCTAAATCAAACTGTGCATATGGGTCTAGACGGAAAACGTTATCTAGTTATACACGGAGATTTGTTTGATGGCATAACCAGGTTGGCGCCTTGGATAAGTTTTCTGGGCGATAAAGCTTATGATGTTTTAATTGTACTTAATTCCTCTTTTAATCGTTGGAGGCATAGATTTGGATTCGGTTATTGGTCTCTTTCTCAATTTCTTAAACAGCGTGTCAAGCGGGCTGTGGATTTTATATTTCATTTTGAGCGCAATCTTGTTAACTATAGTCGTAAGCGTGGTTTCGACGGAGTTATATGCGGACACATCCACAAGGCAGAAATTAAAAAAATAGATGGTTTTGTATACATGAATGATGGGGATTGGGTAGAATCATGTAGTGCTTTAGTAGAACATCATGATGGTCGCTGGGAAATTGTTTATTGGACAAAAGAATTACCAGATGTGGACATTGTTTCTTATAGTAGTTAACATTTATGATGCCAGTGATGTACCAGGGCGAATTCAATTGCAATTTAAAGATCAACCTAGTTGCGAATATGCTTTGCAAACTATGACAAGTTATGTTAAGTTTCCATGGTTTAGAGTTGACGGAAATTGTGTATTTGTAAAACCGAAACAATAGGAGAAAATATGTTTAATCTTTACAATCCTTTTTATTGGTATAATTTAGTAGCTGAATCTAAAGTTTCAGACCAAGAAACAGATCTTAGTGATAATATTGAAGAAGATCCCCAAGATTTTGATATAGAAGAATTAAATTACGAATGAAAACTGTTTGGATATTTCATTATGATGCTTTAACGGTTGAAAAAGACACAGAGACTTGTGCTTTAGTGACTCAATTTAAAAAAAATAATATTGATTGTAAAGTTTATCAACCAAAAAATTTCGATATAATTACCAGTAGAAAAAGCCATAAAAGTATAAGATATCAAGGCAACAAAATTGATTTACCTAATGCTGTGCTTGTACGGACTGGCGCAGGCACTAATTATTTTACACTAGCTTTGCTAAGACAATTAGAAAATTTTGACATACCTATTGTTAATAATAGTCAAAGTATATTGCATAGTAGAGATAAAATGATTAGCAGCCAAATTTTGGCAAAAGCAAAATTGCCTACACCGAGAACTATGTTAGTGAGCCATCCGATTAATGTTGATATAGTCGAACAAGAGATCGGTTTTCCATGTGTTGTAAAAATGGTTACAGGTAGCCAAGGTAAAGGAGTTTATCTTTGTAAAGATAAAGATATGTTTATTAACTTTATGGACCTTACCGACAATCTTAAAAGCAGAAAAACGTTAATTATACAAGAATTTATTAATAGTGGAGAATTATTTGATCTCAGAGTTTGGGTTATTGGGGGCAAAACTGAAGTAGCCATGAAAAGAATACCTCCGAAGGGCGATTTTAAAGCTAATATTACTAGGGGTGGAATTGGTGAACCATTTCAATTAAATGATGAAATTAGTGAATTAGCTAGTAAGACTGCCAGAGCATTTGATCTTGAAATAACAGGTGTAGATCTACTGTTTAATGGTGAAAAATATCTAGTTTGTGAAGCTAACAGTAGTCCAGGTTTTGAAGGCATAGATAAATACTGTTGCACTGATATGGCTGACCAAATAGTCAGATACGTAAGGAAACAAATATGAATTTTGATTTAGTTAGTGACCTACACATCGATCATTGGGGTCGCAATTTTCAAACCGATTGGTTGTATAATCAGAATAGTGATATAGTTGTTGTAGCCGGTGATGTTAGTGATAGTATCGATATTACTTGTGAATTTTTACATAAACTTACTAATTATTACTCCTATGTTCTAGTTGTTGATGGAAATCATGAGCATCAAAATTCAATGGAGGAGTTAGAAGAGTCAATACAATATTGGAAATCCTGTATTTCTCAAACATTGGCAATTTATCTTGGTGATCAGCAGCCTTTAATAAAAGGTGTAAGATTTATAGGGGTATGTGGTTGGTGGAGTTTTGATTTTGGGTTACCAAATATAAACCCCGAACTTACTATATCGACATGTAAAAATAAATATGGACTTACCGATAATATTATAAAAAATCAGTTTAATCAAAGTTTATTAGATGCAAATAATCTAACCAATATGATGGTAGACGCAACATTGGATCCAAATGTGAAAGATATCGTTGTTGTTACCCATAGTTTACCTCATACTAGTTGTATTAGTTGGAATAGATATCCTCCCGATCACAACATTGTCGGTTGTTATGGAAATTCTAGATTCCAATGGACTTTAGATGCAGATATCAATAAAAAATGCCGCTATTGGGTATTCGGGCACAATCATGATACAAAAAATATACCTTATAAGTATTTAAATTTTATTAGTAATCCTCGTGGTCGTAGAGAAGATTGGAATCGTGAAGAATATTCCGCTCAAACTTTAGAGATTGTTTAAGTATAAATGGATTTTATTACAGATGGGGATATTTTAAATTCTATAGATATTGATGATATTTGGATTATTGATAAATTTATTTTATCAAAAAAATTAGGTTATATTTGTGGTCCTGCTGGTGTTTTACCTCCAAAGGAAACAAAATATATAGTACGCCCTTGTATAAATGTAAGAATGTTATCTAAGGGTGCTAAATTTATGTATTTAAATGTGAGCGACGACATAATACCTGATGGATTTTTTTGGTGCGAGGTGTTTGAAGGGCGCCACAGAAGTTTTGATTACAACTGGGGTAAACAAACTCTAGCGGTTGAAGGTTTTAGGGATGATCCTAATAGATTGGACAGATTTAGTTATTGGGCCAAGATTAATGATGTATTTATACTACCAAATTTTTTACAGGAAATAGCTAATAGATACGAATGGTTTAATGTAGAAACTATAGGCGATAAAATTATAGAAGCGCATTTTAGATACAATGATGATTTTAAAAACCATACCGCAAACGTTATTATTCCTATTTGGAAGGAACATTTTTATGCCAGCCAGGAAGGTGATAGAATAGGTTTTTTATTAAAAAATGAATAATAGAATAGAAAACTATACATGGTCAATAATCTTTTCACCTTTTCATTTTTAGAATATTATTTTAAAAATTTAGATATCTGTGGTAGCAATTTTATAACAGGAAAAATGTAGTCATGTATTTTTGTATGGGTTTAGCATCTATTCCTTTAAATAAACTATTATGCAAAAAAATATATTAATAGTAACTGATAATTTACCAGATCAAATAAATGGTGTTGTCACAACCTATAAAAATATTGAATTATATGCACAACTTGACGGATTTAATATAATTTATATTACACCCAATGATTTTCGTCACGTAGACTGCCCAATCTATAATGAAATCAAATTAGCTTATCCGAGAGCAATGGGAAAGAAGATTGAGGAAACACGTTCAGATTATATTCACATCGCGACAGAAGGACCGGTTGGACTTTGGGCTCGCGCTTATCTTACTAAACACAATCTTAATTATAATACTGCCTATCATACTAAATTCCCCGAAGGACTTAAAACTTTAGTTGGGCTTCCTGAAGTCATTACATGGCGATACATAAAATGGTTTCATAAACATACTGGTAAAGTTTTGACTACTACTGATAGTATGGTTCAACAACTTAAGAAACATGGACTAGTAGCAGATATAATCCCCTGGACTCGAGGTGTTGATAGAACTATATTTAACGATTCTCTACGTAGTAAACTGACAAAAAAAATTAATTTGGTTTGTGTTAGTAGAATAAGTAAAGAAAAAAATCTTGACGAATTTTGTAAAATAGATTATTTAAATGCGAATAAGATACTGGTGGGAGATGGTCCTTATAGAGAAGAATTGGAAAAAAGATATCAAGATGTAAAATTCGTAGGTTTTAAAACTGGAACAGATTTGTCATATTTTTATGCAAATGCAGATGTTTTTGTTTTTCCTTCTATATGGGAAACATTTGGAATAGTTATGATAGAAGCCATGGCATGCGGTACACCCGTAGCTGCGTTTCCTTGCCAAGGACCATTAGATGTGGTTGATCAAGGAATAACAGGATTTTTAGAAAAAGATTTAAATTTAGCAATCACAAAATGTTTAACACTTGATAGATATGATGTAATGAAGGCAAGTAATAAATGGAGCTGGAAAGAAGCTTGGAATATTTTTAAAAATAATTTAACACCCATAAGGAGAAATAAATGAAACTCGAATTAAAAACAAATAGTTTGGAAGTAGTATTTGAATGTGCTGATGAAGATGCAGACCATGTTATAATTCTAGATAAAATACGAGGATTGATAGAAGAACTTGATTTTCATCAAGATGTAAAGTTATCCATAGTTTCTATTCCCGTAGATGAAAGTGACGATTTAGATTCAGAAGAACTGCCGGATGCTGACCCATTGGAATAAATGAATAAATGGGCGCTTGACACAGCGCCCTTTTCATTATATAATAGAATAAAATTGTGAGGATATATGAATAAACAAGTAGAAGAAATACTAAGCATTCTACAGGAAGAATGTGCTGAGGTAATTCAAATTATAAGTAAAATTCGCCGGTTCGGGGAGTATAATGTGCATCCAAATACCCCAACCTCCACCAATCTTCTTAGACTTCATGAAGAACTCGGCGATGTTATAGCTATGATTGAACTTCTTTCTGCTAACGATTACATAAATGTCAAACATATTCACATGTTAAAACATAAAAAGTTTACAAAACTTAAACAATGGTCAGGTATTGATATTAACTACGATAAACTAGATAATGCCCGGGTGGTGAAATAGGTAGACACAATGGGCTTAAAACCCATCGACTCGAAAGAGTCGTGCCGGTTCGAATCCGGCTCCGGGCACCAGGGATTAAAATGAAAAAGAAAATTAATTTAGAAGTAGTAAAAGAATTTATAGAAGTACAAGGCCCGGAAACTAAGATTTACATTGGTTGCGATTCTGAAAGATATCGAAAAAATAATATATGGTATGCAGATTATGTTCTTGCCATAGTAATACATAAGGATGGTAAACATGGTTGTAAAATTTTTGGTGAAATAATCACTGAAAAAGACTACGATCAAAAGGCAAATAGGCCAACCTTTAGATTGATGACTGAAGTTTATAAGGTTTCAGAATTATATCTTAGATTGGCAGAAGTGCTCGATGGTCGGAAAGTGGAAGTTCATTTAGACATAAATTCAGACGATGACTATATTTCTAATGTGGTCTTGTCCCAGGCAGTTGGTTTTATTAAAGGAACATGCAATGTAGTACCTATGGTTAAACCTAATGCTTTTGCTGCCAGTTATGCAGCAAATCGTCTAAAAGAACTTCATGTTGCATAAGATAAACATGGCTAAAATCACTTCGCAAATAGCAGCACAAAAAATTGGTAACATATACGATATGGTTTTAATTGCTTCTACCAGAGCAAGAGAAATTAGTAAAGGTAAAAAACCTTTAATTGATAGCTCAAATAAACCTTCCATTACTGCTATTCGAGAAATAGAACAGGAAAAAATTGGACGTGAATATTTGAGAAAACTGCGAAAGAAATAGTTTATCTTAGACGAAACCGCTCGTCATTTTTAGCGGAAATAAAATGGAGTTATTATGCTTAAATCACGTGTTTTAAAAGTACTACAATCTGGTCGTCAATTTACTCCTGCACAACTTGCAGGATTGACTAATTCCAATGAAGATAGCATTCGTGCTCGTATAAGTGAATTACGTGCTGAAGGTCACGCTATCTACACAAACACTACAAAGAATGATAAGAATGCTTATCGTCTCGGCACCCCAAGCCGCAAGATGGTAGCAGCTGCTTATAAATCTACCGGTGTTTCAGCTTTCACTGCGTAAGCTTTAATAAAGCAACAAGGGCACTTCGGTGCCCTTTCTTTTTGACTTTTTAGAACTAATAAATATTATGAAATTCGTTCCAATGGGGTTAAAATGACCAAAAAATTTAAAGAATTTAGAATAGATAATTCTATTTTAGAATCTTATCTAGAAGAAGATATATCTGTAGATTTATATGAGTCTAAAGATGATCCTACCAAAATAGGAGGTGTTTCTAATAACACTAAAGGTGTGTTGCACGAACTACTAGTAGGAAAGTTTTTAAATAATGGTCAACCTATGGACAAACATGAGGATGAGAATAAGTTAAGTCCCCAACAAGTTCATGATAATCTTAAAGCACAAATTCATCCAGAAGATTATAAAAAAATTGAAGCTAAAGCTAAAAGTGCTGCTGAAGATATAAGAAAAAATTTAACATCATCTTATCCAGATCATTCAATACATGAAGTAGTTTGGACATCAAAACCTGGTGATACGAAGAAAGTGACCGGAGTATCAGCATCTCAAAAAGAGGATTCATCTGATATCTATGTAACAACAAAACATAAAAAAACCGGCAAATTATTACATCATGGTATAAGTTTAAAAGTAAGCGATAAACCTTCTAAAGAGGTACCTTCATCAAGTTTAGGTATGAAATCATCTGGTTCACAAGCTGAGGCATTATTTAGAAAACATCAGCAAAAAATAAAACAAAAATATCCAGAATTAGCAGGAAAGACTTATAGCAATAGCGAAAAAAGAAAACAATGGGCACAGGAAAATCCAGAAAAGCATGCTGAAATAAAAAAGGAAAACTATAATTTACTTAAAGCAGTTGCGGAAAGTCATGCTAAGGAACTACAACAGAAAATAGATTCAGGCAATCATAAGTCAGTTATAGATCATCTCCGAGACGTCTTAGCAGCTAAAACTACACCAGCAGAAGAATCTGGTGTAGCTACTTTTCAAAAGCATACAACATATGTTACAGCTAAAGGCGCTCAACATAATACTTCTAAACCTGGACAAGAATATGAAGGTATTTTTAATGATCCTTCCAATATAGAAGTAAAATCTAGCGGCGGATCGGTACATTTTTATCACAAAGGCAAAAAGTTTGCTAGCCAATCCCAAAAGTTTGATTCTCAAAGTGATCCTTTAAGTAATTTAAAAAGTGCGGGCAAATCTACAGGATATAAACTTGCAACTAGCCCTGCATCTACACCATCATCCAAAACTGGCGCTCCAAAACAACCATATGAAGTGAAAATTCACGGATGATTAATAAATTTGTAAGTTTTCTTGCTGAAGAAAAGAATGCGTCAATACCACACCTTCGACATTTAGCAGGGGAAAGTCATTTCTATAGTAAAAATGAATCTGATAAAGAAATAGATAGATTAGAACAGCTACATAAGTATCTAAATAACGAACCATCTAAAGTAGAAAGTATTAGTATTAAGGCAGATGGGTCACCTGCATTTAATATTGGTCATTTAGTTGATCCAAATGATGGAAAATTTAAATTTGGAATAGCGTATAAAGGTGCTGCTAGAGGGTGGGCATTTAGCCATGAGGATGTAGATAGATTATATTCTCATAATCCTACACTACAGAATAAGATGCATCAGTTATTAGATCATGGAAGTAAAGTTGTTCGCCCGCAACATGGTATTATTCAAGGCGATTTCATGGGATCTAAGGAAAATGGAACTATTGCCGATGAAGGGAATAAGGTAAAATTTAAAGAAAACACAATAAAATATGGTATAGATAAAAATAGCGACGAAGGCAAAAAATTAAAAAAAGCAAAGATTAGCTTAGCTTTACACACTAGAATTGATGATGGTCATCAAGAATATAACTTGTTACCAGATAAATTTCCGTTTCATAATGATGTTCATATTTTTAATAACAGAGCTACTAGGTCAATGTTCAATTACGATGACCAAAAGAAAAATACATTTAATCTGCACTTTAATAAAGCAAAACAACATTTAGATCAAATAGAAGACCATGATAATTTAGTTGCAGGGCATACAGATCATCTGCAAACTTATATTAATAATACAGTAAAAGAAAATGTTAATCCAACCGTTTCTGGTTATAGAAAACACGTAGCTGAAAAATTACAAAAAGAAGTTGATAAAGTAAAAAGACCTGGGACAAAAACAATAAAGAAAAAAGCATTAGATGAAGCAGTGATGCATGTAGATTTGAATAATGAAAATTTCAAACATTTATTCAAAGCACATCAACATTTAGATACTGCTAAAAATGCCTTAGTATCTGCGATGGACGAGGGACAGCAACATTATGAACATACTATTAAAAATGAACCAACTAAACCCGAAGGATATGTTGTTAAATTTCAAGGTGGTAATAGTTTAGATAACGTAGCTAAGGCTGTTAATAGAGGCGAATTTTCAAGAAAGAATTTCTTAGATGAAAGCATTTAGAAACTTCATTAAAGAGGATAAGTCAAAGAAACATCTTGACGACTTTCTTTCTCATGTATCCTCTGAATTAGGACTACAAAATCTACCTAAAATTACTCTTATAAATGATAAGAAGTATTCAGTAGAAAATAGAAGCTTTGGTGGTTATTCGCCTGGGGCTAAAAGTATTACTGTTAATACTGCTGACAGACATGTCGTAGATGTTTATCGAACACTAGCACATGAACTAGTACACTATAAACAAGATATACAAGGAAGATTAACACCTGATAATGTTGCTGAAGCTGGTGCTACAGGAAGTGAATTTGAAAATGAAGCAAATACTTTAGCAGGAATAATAATGAGGAATTACGGTAGAAGAAATCCTAAGTTATTTGAGTCTTATCATATAGGCTCATAGAGAATAATAACACCTTGTCTATACTGTGTCAATGAAGAATATTAAAGAAACAGCTATATTGGTTAACTTAGCCAAACAATTTGGTCAGGATGTCGACACCAAAGATTTGGAAAAAGTTAATAGATATATACAAATTCAAAATAATATTAAAGATTCAGTTAAAACAAATGCTAAAAAAGATTTGGTTGAGGCTTTTTCAAACTTGAATAATCAAAATAAGAAAACTATAGAATATTCTAAACCTTTAGCTATAGATAAACCACAACACATATCAGAGTCAACGGATATTAGCACAAAACAGAACGAGGTAAAAAAAGATTTAGACATACCAAAATCACTAGCAGAACTTGCTGCAGAATCAATTAGCACAGCGACTCATCTTGAAGGATTTTTTAATAATCCAGATCCCGCTGAAGTAAATCCCGAATTAAAAGCTGTAACTCAAAAATTAAAATATATAGAGCAATGGATTAGTAAAATATCCATGCATGGTTCCGGTGGCGGGGCAGGGTCTATTGCCTTTTTAGACCATGAAACAAAATTAATAAATTTTCCTTCATATAATATTACAACTAAAGATTTTTATTTGGGCGTTAACTATGCTGGTAATGTTTCTTTAACTTTGCCTTCTATTGTTAAAAATGGTAGAATATATGTTATAAAGGATGAATCTGGTAATTGTGCATTTAATCCAATAACAGTTATAGGAAATGTAGACAATGATGCTGGGGGATTTATTTTGGCACAAAACAATGGCGGAATACAAATAATTTACAGAGATGGATGGAGAATAGTATGACATTTCTTTTTAATAGTGGTTCGGTCATTACTAACGAGGTTGAAATAAAGAACGATGCAGGAAATGCTCTTCCTGTAGTATTTGTAGAAGGATCACCCGCAATAACCACAACATTTCCTACTACCAATTATGATTCTTTTGGTAGATTCAGAACCACAACCCCTTATACTTTATTTGATTCATCACAAAGATATGCAGATAATGGAAAATTTGCAACATCTAATACATCGACTACAAGTTATTCTTTTCAAGCAAATACTGCTAGTATAGACATGGTAGTTGACACAACATCTTCGGCAAAAGTTTATAGAGAAAGCTATAGAGTTTTTGCCTATCAACCTGGTAAATCCTTGCAAATTATTAATACGTTTGTTATGAATACTAGCAAGGCAAATCTCAGGCAACGTGTTGGGTATTTCAGCACAGACAATGGTATTTTTCTGGAACAATCAGACAATGTGTATTTTGTAAAACGATCTAAAGTTACTGGATCAGTTGTAGATACAAAAATTGCTCAATCTTCCTGGAACATAGACCCTATGGATGGAACAGGACCTTCTGGATTGACTTTAAATCTGGCCTATCCTCAAATCTTTTGGATAGATATAGAATGGTTGGGTGTTGGCACAGTTAGAATGGGGTTTGTTATCAATGGGCGTTTTATTCATTGTCATTCCATACACCATGCAAATCTTTCTAGCTCGCCTGCTGGCGCTTATATGCAAACAGCATGTCTGCCAGTAAGATATGAAATAGAAAACACATCGATAACTGCAAGTTCTTCTACACTTAAACAAATATGCTCTACGGTGATTTCAGAGGGAGGATATGAACTATCAGGAAAAATGCGAACTGTAGGAATGCAACCACTTACAGCCACTAATTATAATCTTGCAACAGCCAATGTATTCTACCCAGTGGCCAGTATTAGATTAAAATCGACTCATTTAGATGCTATAGTCATTCCTAAAAATATAGCTTTGGTTGGCACAACACAAAGCGATTTTAGATATAAAATTATTTCGGGTGCCAATGTTACTGGGGGTACGTGGGTTTCTGATGGAGCAGATTCTGCTGTAGAATATAACCTTTCTGGTACTTCTGTTACTGGTGGAACAGATTTAAGATCTTCTTATCTGATATCTACAGGTAGTCAGAGTTTAACTGTAGACCTCAGAGATGGTGATTTTAAATTTCAATTGGAAAGAGATAGTTTTACTGTTACTCCTATAACCTTTACTTTAGTAGCAACTGCTAAAAATAATAACGATAAAGTATTAGCTTCCATAGATTGGGAAGAAATTACTTAGTTATTAATTTGTATATTATAAATAATTTATCCTTTTATATTTTAATGGAAAATCAATGTCAATAGCAGTAGTAGCTTGGGGTAGAGCTAATCCCCCAACCGTTGGCCATGAAAAATTATTTGATAAAACACTAGAACACGCAAAAGAAGTGGGTGGAAAAGCCCACATCTTTGTCTCTCATTCTCAGGATAATAAGAAAAATCCATTATCTTCATCTGAAAAAGTAAATTTTTTAAAGAAAGCATATACAGGTAAACAAGTACAGATCGGATCTTCCTCCCCAACTAAACCTAGTCTATTGCATATTGCTAGCCAATTACATGATGCTGGACATACAGAATTACATATGTTGGCTGGGTCTGATAGAGTACCAGAATATGAAAGATTATTGAATCAGTATAATGGTAAAGAAGGTCCTCACGGTTACTATAATTTTAAGAAAATTAAAGTTATTTCTGCAGGTGAAAGAGATCCAGATTCTGAGGGTACAGAAGGCATTTCTGGCACTAAGATGAGATCGCATGCTATTTCAGCCAATAAGTCTGAATTTATGAATAATGTTATATCTAAATTATCAGACGAAGATAAAGAAAAAGTATATAAAAGAACAAGAGCCGGTATGGGATTCAATGAGGACTACGAAAATCCATACAGATTCGATGACGGTACTCCTCAGGGAACTGAATATATGAAAAAAATGACACCTAATTTTGAAATCAAATGTCCTGTAGGAGAAAAATTTAATACAAATACTGGAAAATGTGAACCCATAGGCATAAAAATGGAAATAAGAGAAAGATTTTTAACAGGTGAAATATTAAATCTTGGAGAAAAAGTAACTACTATAGATGGAGTTACTGGAGAAATAGTTTATAGAGGTTCAACCTACGTTACTCTAAAATTGGAAAATGATAGCACAGTGAAGAGATGGATTAAAGATATAAAATTAGAACAAGCATATGAAGGCGAACCTAAAGAAAAAACAAGTAAAAAATTGTTTAAAGATTTTTCTAAGGTTAAACAAGAAAAATCTATGGTTGAAAGCTATTCTAAAGTATTTAAAGAAAGACATGGCATACCATTAAACGAAAAACTTCCTTATCTTTTAATGAATGAGCAACAGAAACAGGAACTAAAAGAAGAAAAATCACAACTTGAATATGCTGGATATACTACAAAGAATTTTGATCGTTCAGATAAAGCTTTTCAAATGTTCCAAAAACTTATTAAAGAAGCTGGGCCTCAAAAAAATGTAACACCTGTAGCTCAAGTACAAGCAGGTATTGATATGAAACCCAAAACATTGAAACAAATGCAATTTAAACAATATTTAGGAATTTAGATGAACCCCTTAGCTGAAATCCTTAAAAAATTATTAGCAGATGTTATAGCATTTTCTATGAAAGTGCAAAAATATCATTGGAATGTAGAAGGACCCAATTTTCCTCAGTACCATGAATTTCTTGGTAATTTATACGAAGAGGTACACGCATCAGTGGATTTTATTGCTGAACTTATTAGAACGTTAGATGTAAAATCGCCTGGGGGGTTAAAAGAATTTTTAGAAATGTCATCTATAGATGAGAATACTAATGATTCTGATGCTTTAACTATGTTTAAAAATCTATTGAATGAAAACGATAAACTAATTGCAATATTGTATATTTCATATAAAGCATCTGATGAGACTGGAGAGATCGGCATAGCTAATTTTTTACAAGATAGAATTCAAGCTCATGAAAAACATCGTTGGATGTTGAGGGCTATCACCAAATGATGAATGAAAAACAACAACAACTAGTATTAGCTGCACTAAAATCCACGGATTCTTATCTTGGGGTGTTAAAGGATGCTGAGAAAAAAGGTGGCAGTGAAATGCATATACATGATTTTACACAACACTATACAAACGCGCACAATGCTTTAACTGCACTAAATAAAATTAATCAACATGAGCCATACATGAAAGAGCATGTAGGCGATATGATTAAAGTTGCTAACGATGAGGATACTTCTCTTGCAGATGAACCATATGCCCATGCACTTAAAGGGGCAGGCGAAGAAATGGATGAAGATTTTGGCGGGGAAAGAAGTTACACCAATACAACAGATTACATAATAAATCCTAGAACAGGTAGAAAACAAAGAGCAGGTAAGATATATTTTTATACTGAAACTGATCCAGAAAAAGAAGCAGAAAAAGCTAAAAGAAAGCGAGAAATAGAAAAGAATAAGCAAATGGATGCTGGACAACAAGTTACTGAAATTAATAATTTTTTAGAAAACAAATCAAAGTTATCAGGCATACCTGTGGATGTATTATTTGAAGTGTATTCTAGAGCGTTTGACGAAGGTATAGACCCAGAACTTAGAGTTAATTCCTTTATAGTTAAAGGAAAAGCATACCATGCAGATAAAGATTTACAAGAAAAACGTATTATAATATCTGATTCTGATATGGATAAAATGGTAGAGGATTTAAAATGGGAAGATATAGAAGATATATTTAAAGAAAATGTGGAAGAACTAGATGAGGCAATTTCAGCCACTACTAGAATTAAAAAAGGCCAGCAATTAAAACGAAGAACACCAAGACTAGGCCAACAGAAAGATATTAAGTTAGCTAGATCAGCTGATCTAGATACATTAAAAAACAGGGCCAAGATTGCTGCTAGAAGAGCAATAATGAAAAGTCTTTTAAAAGGAAGGAAGAAGCACCAATTATCTGCTCAAGAAAAAGATAGGTTGGAACAACAAATAAGAAATATGAAAACTGTTGTTAATACCTTATCAATAAAAATGTTACCTAAAGTAAGAGACCTGCAAAGCAAAAGATTATCAGGTAAGGGTAAAAAATGAAACAATTCAGTCAATTCAAAATACAACTACAAGAAGAAGTTTGCCCTGTTGCGACAAGAGACCTTCATGTCAATGTAGAAAATAGACAACATGCTATTGATGAGTATGTATATGGTCCTGCTAATCCCAATGAACCGGGGGATTACTGGGAAAGATTGGCAAAAATTTGGGACATACCTGTTGCTGAAGCAAGTACTATGAAATGTCTTAATTGCGCTGCATTTAATGTAACACCTAAGATGAAAAAATGTATTGCTGATGGTATTGGGCCTAATGGTATGGATGTTGTAGATCAAGCAAATTTAGGATATTGCGAAATACTTCAATTTAAATGTGCTGGGGATAGATCTTGTAGCGTTTGGCTAACCAATGGTCCATTAAAATGAATGAAGATTTAAGAAAGTGGTTTAAAGAAAAATGGGTTCGCATGGACACCAAGGGCAACATCAAAGGTGATTGTGCAAGAGAAGAGGGTGAAGGCAAACCTAAGTGCCTACCATCATTCAAAGCATACTCTATGAGTAAAAAAGATAGAGCATCTGCAGCAAGAAGAAAGAGAAGAGAAGACCCGGTAGCTGATAGACCAGGCAAAGGCGGCAAACCAATTAATGTTAGAACAATGGAAGAACAAATGGATATTTTCGAAGGTAACAAACCTACAAATCCTGAATTATGGTCTAGAGCTAAAGCTTTAGCTCGTTCTAAATTTGATGTTTATCCTTCAGCTTATGCTAATGGCTGGGCAGCTAAATGGTATAAGTCTAAGGGTGGTGGCTGGAAATCTGTAAGCGAAGGTACTGACGATGAAGGCGGTATGGCTAAAGGTGAACTGCAAACAATCGCATCTAAAGCAAAAGAACTTGCTAAGATGATGAAAAAGAATAAACAATTAGATGCTTGGGTTCAATCCAAGATCACTAAAGCCGACGATTATGTCGGATCGGTTCATGATTTTCTGAAAAATGGGAGACAAGAAGTGGACGAAAGTAGAGTATCTTTTAGGGATTTTCTCGAGGAAACTTCATGTTGCGAAGAATGCACTGACGATGCATTCTACGGATCTGTGGAAGAAGATTTTGACCCAACAGGTAATGAACAGTATGAGGATTGGGGGGATGATGAGACCATTCATATTTCTACAGTAATGGAAAAATATTTGCCTATTCTTAACAATATTCAAGAAACAGTATTTAGTTATAACCCATTTAAATCTACTTCCAGTACTTCTAAAGGACACACGGTAGTTGGAATAACTAAAGATGAACAAGGTCGTAAAGGCGCTAATATTTTAAAACATAAAAGTGGTGGTTATTTCGCAGCACCTGGTTCATTAACTAGACAGGAGGGCGATATTCATAATACACCAGAAGCAGCGGCCAAGGCATTTCATGCTAAAAGAAAAGAAAATTTAGCTGAGGCAGATACCCCCTTATCTTTTATACTCAAAAATCCAGGTAAAAAATTGCCCATGCATCTAGATCCCAACAGACCTTTCGACCCGGATATGCCCAAGAAAAATCCAGTGGCTAAAGCAGGCAAATATGGACAAGGGTTTTCTATAGCAAACCATTTAGCTAAGCAAGGAATGGCAAGTGTAAAAGAAGACGAAACTTATGAAGCTGCAAATCTTGCACAACAGGCAGCTATTGCTATAGCCATGAAGAAAGCAGGTAAAAAACCCAAGAATGTTGACGAAGCTAAATATCAAAAATTAACTCCTCGACAAAAATTTACTAATTCTTTGGCACGTGCAGGCTATGATGTAAATGCCAGCTCAAAACGAATACAAGATCTATTAGACAAGCAA